TCGTCTGCCAGTTCTGCCTCTTTCTCTTCACGGGCGATCTGCTGGTAGTGACGCGCCCAGCTCTGAGCCTCAAGACGATCCTGAATGTAATAAGCGTTCATGGCTGAACTCCTGAAAATGGCTGTGAAAATATCGCCCGCGAAATGCCAGGCTGATTAGGAAAACAGGAAAGGGGGGTAGTGAATGCTTTTGCTTGATCTCAGTTTCTGTATTAATATCCATTTTTTATAAGCGTCGACGGCCTCACGAAACATCTTTTCATCGCCAATAAAAGTGGCGATAGTGAATTTAGTCTGGATAGCCATAATTGTTTGATCCATTTTTCGGGACTCCTGGCTGATTAAGTATGTCGATAAGGCGTTTCCATCCGTCACGTAATTTACGGGTAATTCGTTCAAGTAAAGATTCGGAAGGGCAGCCAGCAACAGGCCACCCTGCAATGGCATATTGCATGGTGTGCTCCTTATTTATACATAACGAAAAACGCCTCGAGTGAAGCGTAATTGGTATGCGGTAACGCCGCGCTCAGGCGGCTTTGATAGTCATATCATCTGGATCAAATATTCCTGATGTATCGATATCGGTAATTCTTATTCCTTCGCTACCATCCATTGGAGGCCATCCTTCCTGACCATTTCCATCATTCCAGTCGAACTCACACACAACACCATATGCATTTAAGTCGCTTGAAATTGCTATAAGCAGAGCATGTTGCGCCAGCATGATTAATACAGCATTTAATACAGAGCCGTGTTTATTGAGTCGGTATTCAGAGTCTGACCAGAAATTATTAATCTGGTGAAGTTTTTCCTCTGTCATTAAGTCATGGTCGATTTCAATTTCTATTGATGTTTTCCAGTCGTAATCAATGATGTATTTTTTGATGTTTGACATCTGTTCATATCCTCACAGAAAAAAATCGCCCTCACATTAGAGGGCAAAGAAGATTTCCAATAATCAGAACAAGTCGGCTCCTGTTTAGTTACGAGCGACATTGCTCCGTGTATTCACTCGTTGGAATGAATACACAGTGCTTACTCGTACTAATAAAATACCCAATTTTCTGTTTCTTGGTTGTGCCCAAAGTTATATTCAATATCTGGTGTTGATGTATCAATATTCTTCATCCCATCAACAAGAGTTGATACAACAGCCAAATCTTGTTTGATTCTCATTAAATGGTATTTCTTCCGGCGCAATAAACTCTCAATGGCAAGTTTCTTCGTTGGGAATGTAAAAGATCTTTCTGCATTTTTTGCTACTTTCTTAATTGCATATCTATTTCTCCTTTGTTTCCATTCCTGTAACCACTGATTTGGTGCTGGTTTAAAATTAACAATCCAATGCGCAGGAACCAACCATGCATAATGCTCTGTCTGATGAAAAGCTATATATTGAAGTGCGAATATTTTTATCCCATCTTCTTCAACTGTCGCCTGGAATCTCCAGAAAACAGGCATTCCATCATGTTCAGTTTCTAATTCAGGAAAAGGTACGCTCCATGATTTTGTCATATCTCACCTCAAATAAGTGGTTTGCTGCCTAATTTCATTTTCTGGCGACCAACACAAGTCACCTCGCCGTCAGTTGTTTGGATTTCCGGTAGCCTGCCGCGTAAATGGCTACGTTTGGAAGACATACACCAGTTTCTGGTTGCTTATGTCCAAACTCATTCGCGTACACAATGGCCGCTCGCTCCAGATTGCGTCTGTATTCTTTCTGTTGCCAGATCACGTCCTGTGCCATGAACTTAATTGGCTTAGCGTCTTCTATACGCTCAGGCGTTTCGTGAGTACCTTTAGCCTGAATCTGCGCTCTGCTTAGAGTAGGGCGGTGTAATACTTCTGAACTTATTGCTTCTTCGCGGGCCAGTACGCCGTTAGCTAATGCCTTTACCTTTAAACGCTCACGACGACGAGAACGTGAATTGCCTTTGAACTGAGTTCTGCGTGTCATATAGACCTCCTGATGAACTTTGGTGGTGTGGTAGGTGGGAGACCCATTTCGACCTGTTTCGGCCTACTTCAATTCGGCAATAGTCCCGCAGGCCTCGCCGCTTTACGTGCGACATATTCCCGTCCATGAACCCTTCACCACACCCCAAAGTTCACTTTGGTTATTGCGCTTTGTCAGCGCCGTAGATTCATATTCGAATCGTTGTATATTCACCGCCCTGGTGAGTAGTGCGTCCTGCTGATGTGTTTAGTATCACCGCCAGTGGTATTTGTGTCAACACCGCTAGAGATAATTCATCACCGCAGATGGTTATCTGTATGTTTTTTATATGAATTTATTTTTTGCAGGGGGGCATTGTTTGGTAGGTGAGAGATCAGAATTGCACTGTTTAGCAAGTTGTATCTATCAATTTTTCAATAAATACAATGAGTTATGTTTTTTTAGGTGGGGGATCGCGAGGCAAAGAAAACCCGGCGCTGAGGCCGGGCTAGATTTTAAAGTATTTATCTTTTAGAGATGTAGATGTAAAACTTTTCGCCTTTGAAAATTTTTTGTCATCAGAAGGGCTTATGAACTCATCTTTTTTGTAGGGAACCGCTAATGCTGCATCACGTCTGCGAGGCAGCTTGCTTACTTCCTCGCGCTTTTTCATGATCAGTTATCCTTTAATAACCTATACAGTTTTGTAGGGGTACATCCTGAGGATATTGTTAAGTTCGTAGCACGCCTTTTCCGCCCATCATCGTATAAACGAAAACCAGTAGTAGACGAATTTTCTGCGTCAAAAACTATAGACAGTATAGCGTCCCCAGACTTTTTTTGCCATTCGCATGTGCCGTTAGTTGGTTTCGTCATCTGTAGACGCCAGTCAAGAACGCCATCACTTATAGCTGAGAGATCGTTTAGTACATCTAGTACGGATTGATATCTTTCATTTGGATCTACATGAATGCATTTGTTCACTATTGTTATTAATTTTTTATGTATATGGGGAGGATACTCTTTTAATGGATAGCAGCCATTAATTATCGACTCTCTGAGTTGTTCAATCGTGCTAAATGCAGATCTTTCTCTTTCAAAATTATCATGTCCAACACACATTCTATATATGGTTAATCCTGCCTGATATATGTCATATGTGAAATTATAATCATTTGTTGATAAAGAAAAATATTCCGGTGGCACATGAAAATGATATCCAAACTCAGGCGCAGCTCTCGATTCCTCATTGACTAACTGAGATAATCCAAAGTCAGATAGCATGGCCTCATTTCTGTTTGATATCATAATGTTATTAGGTTTTATATCAAGATGCATAAGACCTTTTGAGTGTATATGATAAAGTCCACTTAAAAATTGAATGGAATACCGTATTATCTCCCTGCTTGTAAGATTATTTTTTTTCATTAATTGGTTTAGCGAACCATTATGATAAAATGGCATGGCTATATAGATATTGCTCTCACATTGAGCAGCATACTGAACTTGCACAATATTTGGATGTGCATGTTTATAGAGAAGCCTTGCTTCATTAAAGTAGTCGTCGTGGTTAGTGTTTTCTTTTTTTTCTATTTCTTTAATCACCAAGTCATGAGCTAGGTGTCTGTCATGAGCCAGATATACTTTTGAAAAACAACCCTGTTCTTCTAGATCACTAATCCATTCGAATTCTACATCAGCTCTTTTGTATGGAGTTAGCATCCCCTTACCTCCGCAGATAGTGCAGCCAAAACAGCTTCATTTGTTTCAGTTGTAAAACCAGAATTATCGATTCCATTTATATTGCGGTGTGACTTCAATATTTCTTTATACTCGATCTCTGTTAGGTTCAATGATGATTTCATGCCAGATTTTCTAATAGTGTAATATTTTCTTACATCACTGCTTGAAAATGCTTCTTGAATAACAGCTTCTATATAAAGGCGGTCAATGCTAAGATTATCAGAGTTTGATTCAGTAACGCGTATGGCAGCTAATTCAACATTATATAAATTAAGAATGTCGAGGATGTTATTTCTCACATACTTTAATTTTTCTGGTGTGTCTAAGGTCGAAGGTATTTTAATGACATCAACACATTTGAGTGCAGACTCATTAGTGCAATATACAACAAAAGATGTAACTTTGGGCGCCGCTCTAACACCTAGTATTCTCATTTTTTATATCCTATTTTAGAATCAGGCCGCATCTCTGCGACCATCCATCATCCAAACGTCTCTTCACTCATCCGAAGAAGCAGCAATTCGGGTCAGCACGCACAAGCTCAAGCGCATCAGTCAGCGAAAGTTCAGTACTGTACTGATGCCATTTCATATCCTTCCGCATCCAATAGATTTTCCATCTATCCAGAGAACGTATGTACTTGATTCTTGCTGATGGCAGGATGTTTGTTTCACCTGGGTTGCCCTGCCACACGGGGCGCTGTTCGCCGATATCTATCGTTTGGTCATTGATGCTATAAACAATATCCAGTTCATTGCGGATATGTTCAGGCGGCCTTATGCTTTCAATGAATTGGTGAACTTCTTTTTTGACCGCTTGATATTCAAGGTCAGTGAACGCCATCTATCCTCCTCACCCAAACGTCTCTTCAGGCCACTGGCTGGCGATAACTTTCCCCACAACGGAACAACTCTCATTGCATGGGATCATTGGGTATTGTGGGTTTAGTGGCTGTAGAAACACCTGACCGCTATCCCTGATCAGTTTCTTGAAGGTAAACTCATCACCCCCAAGTCTGGCTATGCAGAAATCACCTGGCTCAACAGCCTGCTCAGGGTCAACAAGAATTAACATCCCGTCAGAAAAACTGGGTTTGGAACCTGTTGGTGCGGTCATTGAGTTACCTTCAACCTCAAGCCAAAATGCAGAATCACTGGCTTTTTTGGTTGTGCTTACCCATCTCTCCGCATCACCTTTGGTAAAGGTTCTAAGCTCAGGCGAGAACATCCCGGCCTGAACATGAGAAAAAACAGGGTACTCATACTCACTTCTAAGTGACGGCTGCATACTAACCGCTTCATACATCTCGTAGATTTCTCTGGCGATTGAAGGGCTAAATTCTTCAACGCTAACGTTGAGAATTTTTGCAAGCAATGCTGCGTTATAAGCATTTAATGCATTGATGCCATTAAATAAAGCACCAACACCTGACTGCCCCATCCCCATCTTGTCTGCGACAGATTCTTGGGATAAGCCAAGCTCATTTTTCTTTTTTTCATAAATAGCTTTAAGGCGACGTGCGTCCTCAAGCTGCTCTTGTGTTAACGGTTTCTTTTTTGCGCTCATGCATTAAATCTATCACCGCAAGGGATAAATATCTAACACCGTGCGTGTTGACTATTATACCTCTAGCGGTGATAATGATTGCCTGTACTAAGGAGGTTGTATGGAACAACGCATAACCCTGAAAGATTATGCAATACGCTTTGGGCAAACCAAGGCGGCTAAAGATCTCGGCGTATATCAAAGCGCGATTAACAAGGCCATTCATGCAGGCCGAAAGATTTTTTTAACTATAAACGCTGATGGAAGCGTTTATGCGGAAGAAATAAAGCCCTTCCCAAGTAACAAAAAAACAACTGCATAAGTAACACCGCTCTTTTCACAATGGACATTCGTCCTACGTCGCTGACAAAGCGAGTCCCAATATATCTGACCAACTAAGGCCATATGCGTTTCCACGCATACCTTTCAACTAGCTATTCACTATTGGAAATCTTAAGAAATGGAACAAACAAGTTACAGCAAACTATCACAGCGAGAAATTGATCGCGCTGAAACTGATTTACTCATCAACCTGTCAACGCTTACACAGCGCGGTCTGGCAAAGATGATTGGCTGTCATGAATCGAAGATAAGCAGAACGGACTGGCGGTTTATTGCTTCGGTCTTGTGTGCTTTCGGAATGGCATCAGACATCAGTCCGATTAGCAGGGCTTTTAAGTATGCGCTTGATGAAATCACAAAGAAAAAATCCCCGGCTGCCACCGAGGATTTTAAGCAAATTGATATGCAATTCTGAGGGAATTACTGGATCAATCTACAGGAGTCATTATGACAAATACAGCAAAAATACTCAACTTCGGCAGAGGTAACTTTGCCGAACAGGAGCGTAATGTGGCAGATCTCGATGATGGTTACGCCAGACTATCAAATATGCTGATTGAGGCTTATTCAGGCGCAGATCTGACCAAGCGACAGTTTAAAGTGCTGCTTGCCATTCTGCGTAAAACCTATGGGTGGAATAAACCAATGGACAGAATCACCGATTCTCAACTTAGCGAGATTACAAAGTTACCTGTCAAACGGTGCAATGAAGCCAAGTTAGAACTCGTCAGAATGAATATTATCAAGCAGCAAGGCGGCATGTTTGGACCAAATAAAAACATCTCAGAATGGTGCATCCCTCAAAACGAGGGAAGTTCCCCTAAAATGAGGGACATCCCTCAAAACGAGGGAAAATCCCCTAAAACGAGGGATAAAACATCCCTCAAATTAGGGGATTGCTATCCCTCAAAACAGGGGGACACAAAAGACACTATTACAAAAGAAAAAAGAAAAGATTATTCGTCCGAGAATTCTGGCGAATCCTCTGACCAGCCAGAAAACGATCTTTCTGTGGTTAAACCGGATGCTGCAATTCAGAGCGGCAGCAAGTGGGGAACAGCAGAAGACCTGACCGCCGCAGAGTGGATGTTTGACATGGTGAAGACCATCGCACCATCAGCCAGAAAACCGAATTTTGCAGGGTGGGCTAACGATATCCGCCTGATGCGTGAACGTGACGGACGTAACCACCGCGA